GCCAGGCACACCTGCTGCTTCCATGGGTCCTTGGATTATTTATGACCGAGTTGGTGACCGAGAAATCATTCGCAGACGCATGATTGACCAACTTTATGTTCGTCCATTTGGTGTGCCTCGTGTGATTCGTGCTTCATTTTCTGAGGTTGGTGGGAAATACATTTTTACGCCAAATCCTGGTGAAAACGTCAGCATCAAAGCCTATTACCAACGTACATTTCCATTTTTGTTTGGACCTACGGACGATGCATTGAATCCTATCGTTCAAAATAACGCTGCCCTTGCATCATTCCCTGAAGGTTATATGTATGGCACATTGTGGGCTTACTACGACAAGAATAAGAACAACGAAGAAGCTCAAAAATGGAATGCTAGATACGAAGATGCTTATGGTTTGATTGAGGATCAGAACTTTAAGGGCAAATGGTTGGGCGGTGATCAACATCTCACATCCGAATTTCAACCACGCAATTACAGATATAGCTTCAAGTAAGGAAAAGTCATGGCAACAAGTGGTCTTTACGGAAGCAGTCCCACAGGTGGGTTGGTTGCGGCTCCTGGTGCTGAATCTGCGGGTTTGTATGGCAATACTACCAACCTTGGTGGTACATATTTTGAATGGTTTATCTTTAGAGAATCAGCCACTGCGCCAGCAACGCCAACAGGTGGATCTTGGAACTTTACTACCAATGTAGGCGTACCTCCTGCAGGATGGACAACTGCGCCACCTACAAACCCAACAAACATTGTTTGGTTTTGTATTTCCATTGTTAATAGTCGCAATACTGCGGCATTGACTTGGACTGCACCTGCACCTTTGGTAAAAAATGGACCAACAGGTCCTACAGGAAGTTTGGGACCCACAGGCAGTGCGGGAGCAAATGGTCCTACAGGACCCACAGGAGCCCCAAGCACAGTTGCTGGACCAACGGGAGCCACAGGCGCAAATGGAACCACTGGACCTACGGGACCCACGGGAGCCGATTCAACTGTTGTAGGACCCACAGGACCTACTGGCGCACAAGGAAATGTTGGACCCACAGGCCCTACAGGTTCTACAGGCGCAGCATCTACAGTTGCAGGACCTACGGGACCCACAGGAAATACAGGAAATATTGGACCCACAGGACCTACTGGCGCACTTGGACCCACAGGGCCAGGCGGTGCATTGGCTTATTGGGGTTCTTTTTGGTCAACACAAGATCAAGCAGCCGCTAATACTACAACTGCTTATGCAATGACGTTTAATAACACTGACGCTAATTCAAATGGCGTTAGCATTGTTAGTAATAGTCGAATTACATTTTCTTCTGCAGGTGTTTACGATATTCAATTTTCAGCACAAGTAGATAGAGTTTCAGGTTCTGGGACTGATACTATTGACATTTGGTTTAGAAAAAATGGTGTTGATATTGCAGATAGCAATACTGTTGTAACTGTTTCTGGTGGTGCTGTTGCTGCTAAAACTGTTGCAGCATGGAATTATGTATTGCAATTAAATGCAAGTGATTATGTTGAATTGATGTGGAGAACATCAGATGTTAATCTTGAATTAATTGCTGATCCTGCAGGAACTAGCCCAACACGCCCTGCTATTCCTAGTGTTATTGCTAGTGCTGTTCAAGTGATGTACACCAACATTGGACCTACAGGTCCTACAGGTGCTAACGGAACTTCAGGAACAAACGGACCCACGGGCCCCACGGGTGCAAATGGAATAAACGGGCCCACAGGACCTACGGGAGCAAATGGAGCATCGATTACTGGGCCAACTGGTCCAACTGGTGCTTCAGGAAGTGCCATTGCAGGTGTCATTGTCCCAAATTTACAAACAGCATCTGTAAATGAATCTTTACCTGTTGGTTCTAATGGGCAATCGATTGGGCCTATCACAATTGACACAGGCGTTTCTATCACCATTGGCACAGGCTCAAAGTGGGTCATCTTAAATTATTGAGGGAATCAACATGACAATCATTATTAACGGCACAAATACACCGACAGCAGGAGCTGTAGCAGTTGGTGATGGAACAACTTTAAACTTTACTGCGGCAGGAACTGCGGGGCAATTTTTGCAAAGTAATGGTGCAAGCGTACCTACATGGGCGACTGCCGCTACTGGTACTGTTACAAGCGCATCGGTTGTTTCTGCAAATGGTTTTGCGGGTACTGTTGCAACTGCTACGACAACCCCTGCAATTACTTTAACAACAAGTATTACGGGCATTCTTCAAGGCAATGGAACTGCTATTTCTGCGGCTACTGCGGGTACTGATTATGTAACCCCTACAGGCACAGAAACGCTAACAAACAAAACGCTAACAAATCCTACTGTTACAAACTATACAGAAACCCCATTTTCTGCAAATAGTTCTACCGCTATCACTTTGGCATTGACTAACGGCACAGTACAAATTATTACGCTAACAGGCAATGCGACTATTACAATGCCAACTGCGGTTAGTGGCAAATCTTTCATCATGTTTTTAAAGCAAGATGCAACGGGTTCACGCACAGTAACTTGGTCAACAGTTAAATGGCCAGGCGGTACAAATCCCACAATCACAGCTACCGCAAGTAGGCAAGATATTTATTCGTTTTTTAGCGATGGAACGAATTGGTATGGTGTCAATGTCGGTCAGAACTACACACCATAAGGACTGATAAATGTTTGCAGCATCAAAAACAGATTCAGTTTCAGGCGAAACACCTGACCCGCAATTTAACTACGTCACTATGCTTTTACATGGTGATGGGACTAATGGCGCACAGAACAATACGTTCTTAGACAGTAGTACAAACAACTTCACCATTACCCGCAATGGCAATACAACCCAAGGTTCTTTCTCGCCTTATGGGTCTAATTGGTCAAATTTTTTTAATGGCGCGGCTGACCCTAATACCGATAGACTAAGAATCACAAATACTAGTGCACTTAATCTTGGTTCTGGGGATTTTACTGTTGAATGTTGGTGGTTTAGTTCAAAGGCACTCAACGCATACACTGTTGAATACGCATTTTTGTTTGGTAAAGGGAACAGTATTGACGCAGGTACGTGGTCGCTTGGTATATATCAAAGCAAGATTTATTTTGCAACCAATGCTTTTACCCTGCAAGGCTCAACTAACGTAACGGCAAATTCGTGGAATCATTTTGCTGCAACCAGAAGCGGTAGCACTGTCCGTGTTTTTACTAATGGCGTTCTTAATGGGTCTACAACGTCTTCACAAGACATAACCAGTTCAGCCACGTTTAATATTGGCGACCGCCAGCCAAGCGACCCCAGTGCCAATTACCCTTTTAATGGGTATATATCAAATGTTCGGGTCGTTGTTGGGTCGGCTCTTTACACCAGCAACTTCACCCCAAGCACCACACCCCTAACCGCAGTGTCTGGCACGGCCTTGTTGACCTGCGCAGACAACAGGTTTGTTGATGACAGCACAAATAATTATGCCATTACGATTAACGGCACGCCAAGCGTTCAACGCTTCAACCCATTTGGTACTTCTACCGCCTACTCAACAAGCGTGATTGGTGGGTCAGGGTACTTTGATGGTACAGGGGATAGATTGACTGCACCCGATAGTACTGCATTTGATTTAGGTAGCGGAGACTTTACAATTGAAGGTTGGGTTTATCAAACTGCAAACAATAATCTCGGTGCGGGTTTTGTTATTCAATGGACAACTACTGGGTCGCTTGCTTGGTATTTTGGTACAACAACTACAAATCAATTTGCGTTTGCGTGGACTACTAATGGTTCTACTATTCAATCAATTGTTAATAGTAGTACTGTAACCCTTAATACTTGGGTTCATTATGCCGCTACTCGTAGCGGAACTACGGGGCGTATTTTTGTCAATGGAGTCGAAGTGGCAACAGGAACAATATCAGGAACTATTTTTAATAGTTCTGATGTAGTTACTATTGGAAATAATCCAAACTCTGGTAGCGGAAATTGGCATTTATCGGGATATATGACTGATGCTCGTGTTGTTAAAGGAACTGCTCTTTACACATCTGCATTTACGCCTCCTACTGCACCACTTACCGCAGTTACAAACACTAGCCTACTTCTTAACTACACCAATGGCGCAATCTTTGACAACGCCATGATGAACGACTTAGAAACTGTGGGTAACGCACAGATTTCTACAAGCGTGGTGAAGTATGGAACAGGGTCTATGGCTTTTGATGGAACTGGTGATTATTTAGTATCTGCGCCATCGCCTGACAATATTTTAGGTGGTGGTGACTTTACGATTGAATTTTGGTTATACCCAAACAATACATCGGGTAGTTATAGGGCATTAGTTTCAAGCGAAAACTATAACCCAAGTGTAACGGGTGGTTGGTCACTTTATCAAAACGGCACATCATTTGAATTTTGGATAAGTTCGGGAAATATAATTAACGCAACTTCAGCAATAACAGCAGGCGTTTGGCAACATTTAGCCCTTAGTCGTGCTTCTGGAACATTGCGTTTGTTTATCAATGGTACGCAAGTAACATCTGTGTCAAACACTACATCATTAACAGGGCAGAAAATTTTAATTGGCGACAATTTAGGTTCATATTTTTACAATGGTTATTTAGATGACATACGCATTACCAAAGGCTATGCCCGATACACAGCAACATTCACACCGCCAACTGCGGCATTTCCCAATATTGGCCCATACTAAGGAAACATCATGAAAATTGCAATTTTGACAAGCCCAATCACAGTAGGCGATTATCGTGAACTGTTTGCTAACACATCATTTTCATCAAGTGGCCCAAGTGCTGAATTCTTGGCTGAAAACAATGCTAAGAAGGTTAATGCCTTTAAAGCCCATGACAGACTGACTCAGAAGTTGGTTTCAAGTGCGGCTTATGACGATGGTGACTTTGTGTGCATGGTTCAAGTGGTTGACTTAACCGCAGAAGAAATTCAAGCAGCCAAAGACAGTGCCATGGCCAACATTCGTAATCAGCGCAACCAGTTACTTAAAGATTGTGATTGGACACAGATTGTTGATTGCACCATCCCAAAAAAAGCTGAGTGGACAACGTATCGTCAGACTTTACGTGATCTGCCCAGCACGATTACAGAGCCAAGAACATTTAGCGATTGGCCTCACAATCCTGACTATGTGCCAATGACCACAATTTAATAGTATTGGAATAGCAATGAAAATAGCCGTGTACGCAATATCCAAAAATGAAGAGCAATTTGTTCAGCGTTTTTGTGATTCAGCAAAAGATGCAGACCTGATTCTGA